AGCTCTTTTATCTAGTAAGATAGAGCCTAGAATATTCTCTTCTAGCTCAAGGTTTTTAGGTAGGTTTATGACATCCATATTATAATTTTTCTATTTCTTTTTTAACTTCTTGCCAATATTGTTTTCTCCTTTCTTCAAAATTTCCTTTAAATCCTTGTGGAAATTCATTCAATATCTCATTTACTGCTATTAATGCACATTGTTTAGCAGTAGTTTTTATAAAAGAGTTAGTAAAAAAATTTTGCTTTAATTTAAACTTATCTACTAATTCTTCTGCTTTTTCTTTTGGTGTCATTTTAATTTTATTTTAGTTGTTGTGTTAGGTTCAAAGTTTTTACTATTCTTAATCCAGGTTCCTACTCTTCTAGCTATGTCAAAGAATTTTTGGTCTTGGTATCTCATCTTGCCTTTAGCATCTGCTTCAGTCCAATAGTCTAAGAATGATTGGTATTGGTTACCAAGTTTATCTTTATGGGATTCTATGGTATTAACAAAAGCTTCTTTATCCTTATATATTTTATTAGTATTATTAGTATCAATATATATGTTATTATAGGGTAAAGTTTCTTTACCACTTTCGGTAAAGTTTCTTGACTCGTCAGGTAAAGTTTCTATACCAATGGTAAAGCTATTATCTTTTTTGTTGTATTCTAGTGTTTTATGGTCGTTTAAAAGCTTAGGAAATATCTCATTAGTAGCCCTTAGATGTCTTGTAACATCATTTTGCATTACTAAACCCCTAGCAACAAGATTTTTTATTATAGTTATTATAGTTTGTTTTGATAGGTCAAGGTCTTTGGCCATATTTTCCCTTGATTTATAACACCAATGCGATTCGTTGTTTTGTAATTTGTAAATGCTATCCAAAACACAATACTCATTACAAGATAAATGCAAAGATTTACGGATCGGATGGATTATTGTAGTATAATACATAATAAAAAAAGCCCATCGGTTTTGCTAGAAGTACGAGTTCTAACGCCACCTAGGGCAGAAAGTTTTAATTGTTATCTCGTACATAACATAACAAATTTACAAAGAATTTTCAAATAACTCTATTGTCTTAAATAATTCAAATGCAACTTGAGGAACTATAGCGTTTCCATAGGCTTTAATTGACTCTCTGCACCACTTAGGAATGGTAATAGAGTCCAATTCGTGGGAAAGCCCATCATCTCCTCCACGAACGCAGGGTGAAGCTGGGAAGCCTTCCCAACCTTTTGAGCAATATTGTGTTTCAAATTGCTCCTCCTGTCGAACTTTTCTGAAATTTTGGCTGTGCCTCCGTGATGATCCGAGGCCATCGGTGTTGGAAGGAACCCCATCGCTATAAAATGAGTCAGGTACATTGCCCTTCTCTCCCCTCCATATATCTCCTTTCTTTTGTTTACTTCCTCCATTGTTGGTATATCTATCCTCGTGCAATTCGGAGTTGGTAATAAGCCCCTCTTGACCATTCTCGTTAAACTGTTTTGTCTGTCCCCTATCCCTGCTTTTTCTGCTTCTGATGCCATCGGAGTAGGCAATAAACCAAATTCGTTCTCTTCTATGGGGTGCGTCTTTACCTGCAGCTGGAATAAGAAACGACTGGACTTCATATCCTTCCCTTTCCAAGTCAGAGCACACCTCGTGGAATACCAATCCCCCTCCCCAACTAACAAGTCCACGAACGTTCTCACCAATAATCCACGTGGGTTCAATCTCCTTGATTGCTCTAAGCATTTCAGGAAAGAGGTGTCTTTCATCGGCCTTCCCAAGACGTTGTCCTGCTGATGAGTAGGGTTGGCAAGGGAATCCTCCTGTGAGGATGTCGATTTCTCCTCTGTGAACAGAGAAGTCTGTTTTGGTAATGTCATTATAACTTTTTGATGTTGGAAAATGATGTTTAAGAACTTTTTGGCCGAACTCATTCCATTCACAATGGAAAATATTGTCCCAACCCATCCAATGTGCAGCTAAATCAAAGCCACCAATACCTGAAAATAAACTTCCGTGTGTCATATTTAAGGATTTTTAGATATGATTCTAAAAGCCACTACTCTCTCTTTGTCTAAGTGCTTAACCATAAACTTCTTCCTGGCAATAGGGTTCAAAGACTCTCTAATGCTCTGTGCTGTCACTTTAGACTTCCTACTAGCTGCTGCTATAGATTTAAAATGAATCTCTTCCTTGTTGTCTATAAACACCATTCTAACTGGTATATTATTTTCCATCCCCTTTATCTCTTGACTCATATGGCTTGAAATGGTTTTTTAGCCCTTTTATAAATTGTTTGTTATTATACTTAAACTCTCTTTTGACGAAGAACTCTTCATCGATTTTTCCTCCATCCATTGCATTGGGATATACGAGAATGTCATCATCGTAAAAGTTCCTAACCATACCTGTGTCGTATAGTACGACTTTCCAAACTGTGTTTGTATCTGATCCGTAATCGATCCAGGCGATTGCTTTTCCGTACCCAAGAGGAGTGTGAACATCTATTGTATTTTTTAATTGAAATATCATTTGTACTTATATATGTATTCTTTAATTTCTACTACTGCCATTGTAGAGCAATAGACAACAATAAAAACTGGTACTGCAATAAAAAAGAATTTTAACATCCCTATTGTTTCTTTCATATTATTTCTTTAAGGATATTTTAAATGTTGTAGTAGATACTCTAGGTGCTGGGTGTACCATCTCGCCTGTCTCAGGATCAACCATAGGAGTGTTAATAGTCCTTAGCATCTTCTCTCTTTCTTTAAGAGCATACTTAAGTGATTCTACTTCATTGTTAAGTTTAGTCCAAGCATAGTCTTGGTCATAGATATACTTAACTCCTGATTCTATCTTAGTAACCTCACTACCTAATACATCAGCCTTACCACCAGGATACTTGGCTAGTTCATCTACTACGATTTCTCTAAGTTCACTACGAACACCATCGAATAATTGTGCGATAGCATCCATACGAACTAATGTTTCTAGTGCACTATCGCCTGTCTCTTTAAAGTGCTCTACAATTGTAGTCTTAATCAGGTCGTTATTAAATTTACTAGGTTCATAAGTAGCTAGTTCTACCTTCGGTAAAAATATTTCTGTACTCATTATTTTTTTGTTTTAGATGTGAATGATTCTTTTTTAGACTTAAGCAACATTAGTAAAGCTTGGTCGCCATCTATGTATTGCTTGTATCCATAATATAGATCTACTAGCTCCTTATTTTTTGTGCAGTCAGTAATTTGCTTAATTAATTCTACTCTATCAACTTCTACTTCTGCTATCTCTTCTACTTCTACCTCTTGTACGACAGGTTTTTTGGGCTCCTCTTTTGCCCTAGCATCTGCTTTCGCATCTGCAAAGTCCATTTCTTCAGCAGGTGTAGCTTCAAATCCTGCTGCTTTCATTAACCAAGCAAGTAAGTTCCTATAAGCCTTACCAATCGCCCTTGTTTGTGCCATACTAAGAATAGCATATTCATCAAAGTATCTCTTAGTTTTTTCGGCATTCGAGCATAAGGCAATGCCTGTAGCAACGAGCTGACCTGTAGTAATATTGCGTACCTCACAAGTCGCCATATATTTAATAGCAGTTTCATTGGATAGATCTTGAGTAGATGTAATAATTGGCATCAATCCTAGTGAAGCCCCACAGAACTGCCAACCCTCAACGTTGACAAACTGCTTCCCTTGTATGTTAGAACTAAGTCCTTTTTCTTTTATCAGCTTACTTAATTCAGTAGCTAATTGTAACATAGAATCTTTATTAATTAAAGAGTATGTTGGTTTTTCTAAATCTAAATTAACATTAGTTGTTTTTGACTGTTCCATAATTTAAAGTTTTTGGTTGGGTTTCTTGAAAATAATAAGCTTCTCTTGTTGGATACTTTTGCCATATAGACAAGATTGATTCCATTAGCTCAAGATTGGCTTGTGAATAATTGATTTGGTGGATAATCTTAGCGATGAATAATCGCTTTTCAGAATCATCCCATAGTGCGAATTGACTTAGCATTTCTTAAGTGTTTTGGTGTTGGTAAATAAAGTTTAAGTAAGAATCTTATTTCTTCAAATTGTTCTTCATAGATATCATTAGTCCTCATATCCTGTTGGTGCATACGTAATCCGTGAAGGACTGTTGTATGGTCACGAAAAAATAATCGGCCTATTGAGGCTACTGTAGATCCTACGTAAGTTTTTAGGATGGCATAGCACATATTCCTAGTTAACACTAAAATGCGTGATCTATCTTTAGATAGTGCATCTTTATACTTAACGTTCATCTCTTTACAAACAAACTGAATAATTTCTTCAGTATCAGGTTTGGTTTTAATTAATACTCCTGGCATAGCGTAATAGTTTAGTTTATTCTGTGTAGTCATATATTTGGTTTTTTAGCTCCTCTATTTTCTTCTTATAGAAAGCCTCTACAATCTCAATCATCTCTTCATCAGCCTTAGCCAATCTTGTGCGAATCTTGTAAGGTGTGTAACCTGTTAACTCACAAATCTTTTTAATATCGCCATACTTAAGCAAGGCACGATAGTCTCTAATTAGCATCTTTTAGTTTTTTATATAATTTATAATGTCTGTCAATGGAACGCATTGCTCCTTCAATCGATGTGAAATAATCACCTCTCCAATAGTAGAACTTATCTAGGGGTTTTTTGGAATCCCAATGGATAAACATACCACGATAGATGTAATCTTTTTTAAGCCTTTGGCCATCTATGGTTATCATAAAATAATCCTTAAGGCCTTTTTGTTTTAGATGTGATGGTGTAGGGTGCATACTTATTCAGTTGTTGAAAAAATGGTTTCAGTAATTTCAATGTTAGGCTTTAAAGATATGCCACTAGCAGCACTCATAAATCTTTCGTAGGCCTGTTCTTTTTTATCTGAAATAGTATGGTCTACATATACACCATCCTTTTCTGTCCAATATCTTATGTAGCCTGTTATTGGATTTGTTTCTGTGATAAACTCGAATTTAGTCATATTATTGGGATTTTTGGTTTACTTTATTAAGTTTTTGGTGCCTTTGGAAATAAGATTGAACTCCACTTGAATTAATTTGGCTCTGCATATTCTCATAATACACAGGATCAAGGAAAGTTTTTGCTTGGTAGTTGTAATAAACCTGGTCGCCAGGATAAAAGTTTTTGCCAGTAAGACTACACTTGCAGCCATACTTGACGGTGATTAATTCAAATGACATAGATGGGGTTTTTGTTTTGTTTGACGAAATTAAGGGTTTTTTGTTATTGTTAAGGATTTTTAGCAGGTTTTTTGTTAAAGTAATCATAAAAGATTTTTGTCTATCCCTGGGGAGTTTTTGCGTGTGGATTTTTAGGGGATTTTTAGGCATAGGTATCCAATGGGTTTTTTGTGGGTTTTTTGGGCATAGTTGTACTGTACCTTTTCAAGCCCATTTTTAAACCTTAAAATGATCCAGGTTTATGATCTGTTTTATTTTGCCTCGTGCTCTTCGCTCCTGATTTGCCTTATTTTATTTTCTAGCCAATCAATATTGTAAGACTGAAAAGCAATCCCTCCTCCATATTGTTTATTATGGAACTTTCGGCCTCCTATCTTACGAGCTAAATATAAAGCTCTTTCGTAGCTTTCAGCTACTTGAAGGTAATGTACAACATAACGAGGGTTCCCATTAGTGTCGTTGTTAATTCGTGTGAACATTTGGTTTGTGTTTAAGTAAAGAAATAGTACCCATTTGCAATCGAATGCCACGCCTTAAGCGATGGGTTGGAGGCTAGGCAACCTCAATAAACTCGCCATCCCAAGGAAGCCCATTCAGAAACCAAATACCCTTCTTTTGGTATATAGAAACATTAGGCAAAGCGTTTAAACGCTCCTTTGTTACATTAGTAAACCATCCACAATTAGATACCTTTACTTTACCACTTCTTAAGCATTTTTCAGCTATTAAATTGTTATGCAAATAGAGTTGCACTAATGGAGTACCAAAATTTCTATCGATAAAAATTCTAGTATTGTCTTTGTTAAAAGGCATATCGTTATTGAAAGCGTTTGCCATTTCTTTTGTGATTTTTCTCATTTTGTTTGTTTTATTTGTTTGTATTTATGTATTTAGTTACAATGTCTATTATTTCATAATCTTCAATTAATTCATCATTACAAAATAATTGAATATGGTTTATTTCTTCATCAATCATATCTACGTAAATATTAACTAATTCATTATCAGAAGTTAATAATTCAAAAGATAAAGTTTTGATTTCACCTATTAATTTAATTTTTATGTTTTCCATTTTATTTAGTTTTATTTGTTTACGTCTATTAAGTCTAAAATTGCTTCTATTAACTCGTCTTTTGTAATAGGCTCTTGCCCTTCTTCATCGGCATCCCACGAGCCATTCCAATCGAGCGAGTAGGCTAATTCCATTAACTCATCTCTTGTCAAACTAAAAATAGAAATACTAAATTTAGTAAAATCTAAATTTTGGAATACTTGCTCTACAATTACATCGGATAAGGTTTCTTTTGTATTGTCTAAAATCCTTTGTTGCATAGGCGATATGTCGCCACTTGTTGTCCCATATTCAAAATGTAAATAATTGAATATATTTTGTACCATTGTTTCTACCATTTTGGTAGAATGCTTTCTAATGTCTGACTTTAAAGGTTTCATTTTGTTTGTGTTTTGTTTTGTTTATTAATCTTCTACTAATTCCCACGTAAAACTAAAGTTTGCAATATCGTAATACTTTACACCATCGATGATAGTAGCTTTTATTATTTCATCATATTGTGGCATATGCAAACCCTCTTCAAAGGTTTGTGATAGTATTGCATCTTCTAATTGTAGATATGTGAATTGCTCGTAATACTCACCTCCGAATGTCTTTTGTTGATAGTTAAAATGCTCAATAACTCTTTGAGCTTCCTCTAATTCAAAAAGAGGGCATTCCCATCCATTCCATTTCATTTCAGTTCTAAGGCCATTAAAAACCTCACTTGTTGCACAACTGAATTTTGATTTTGTGTTCATTGTTATTATTTTAAGCGTTTATAAATGATTCTAAAATATCTAATCCTAGCTCGTATTCGTCAACTCCTTCAGCGTTGCAAATGTCAATAGCTTTGCTCATCATTACTTCGTATCTGATAGCCTCGCTTTTTGACATCATTGCTTTGTTGTCTGAATAGTTAACATAGTCGCTAAATGGTGTATCGATATGGAAGTTAATTCCTAAATCGAATACGATATGTTCAAAGAACTTTTGAACATCTTGAATAGTTTGTAAATCTTGTACTTTCATTTTACTTGTTTTTGATTGTTTGGATAATTGTTTTGATAAGTGCATATACTACTAATAGAATAGCACTAATTAAGATGACTTCTAAAATACTAATTGTTTCCATAGTTTGTGTGCCAATGGTTTTATTTGGCACCCCTAAGATAGGCATTTATACTATACAAACATCAAACAATGTAAAGAAATATGGAGTATTTCAGCCTATCAGGTTTTACCTGGTCGGAGGGTTTGAGCTCTCCGGATCGTTGCCCAAGGTATATATTAACTAACTCTATTCATTATATAGGTGTTGTATTATCACTATATTGTATATATTATATAATAGACTTAGTATTGAGTAATATATGTAGTATAGTAAAGTATATTGAATCTTAAGTATTAAAAGCTGGTTTTTACTTTTGCCATCAGCTTGCGTAAACTATCAATGAAGTATAAATACATTAACTTCGTCTATGTAATAGGCTGCAATTTAACATAATGGTAATTATAAGGCAATCTCACTATTGATTATCAGATAGTTAAGTATGAATAAAAAAGGTATTGGGCTATAGGTACCCCCTACTACTTTTTTTAGTGTGTAAAAAGTACACTAAGCCTTGGGCCCTTCATTATTCTGATATAAAACAAAGACTTAACCATTTTTGACATTTGATTTTTTTTATTTTCCTATATAACACATTATAAAAACCAATAATATGAATGCAGAGTTCAAAGACATCACTAAAGAAGCTTTTATCATAGCTTACAAGGAGAACTTCGGTAACATAACCATCTCTTGTGAATCAGCTGGGGTATCTAGGTCATCGTATAACGTATGGGTTAAGAATGATCCTGAGTTTGCTAGGAAACTAGCTGAAATAGAACCTGAGGAGATAATGCTAGACTTTGGGGAACATAAACTGATGGAACGTATTGCTAAGGGTGATACGTTAGCTACTATGTTCTTGCTTAAGACAAAAGGTAAGCGTAGAGGATACATCGAAAGACAAGAGGTAGCTCACGAAGGTGATGTTGTTAAGCAGATTACCGTGAATGTCCTAAAGGCTAGTCACGTAGATGAGTTAACTAATGGCACAAAACAGCTAGATGGTGATGAAAATTCGCAACTAGAAGATAGTGGCTTTGTGGTTCCTGCTACTGAAGCTGCTAATATCCAAGATATACCACTTTACGAGTATGATAAAGAG